CCGTCCAGCGTTGAGGTCAGCACGCACCACACGGGGCCTTGCAGTTCCTCAGAGGCCAGCGCGTCATATACCAGCGTTCGATCAGGAAGATGCACGTACAGATGCCGGTGCGATTCGTCGTTGCGGGCCTCAAAAAGCACGGCCGATAGCTGTTCTTCCGTGTAGCCCGCCAGCAGTTTGTCGATGGTGTCTGTGCTCAGCTTCTGGGTGGTGGCGTTTGCCCCCAGGTAGATGGCAGGGGCTTCGTTCTTCCACCCGCCCAAGAAGGCGATCGCATCGATGAACACACAGCAAGCATCGCGCCCGACGGCGCCTTTTTGAATCTGCGCGCCCTCGACCCGTTGGAATGGGAAAAACTCCCCGCCCACGTTGTCGAACACCTCGATGGTGTGGCGGTTGACCGCGTAAATCTCGTTGCGGACCTTCATCAGGGCGACCACAGGGTCGGGGTCCGCTTCGGATGAACCGTATTTCAGCGGATTGACCGAGAGCGGGTCGTTCAGGTCAGTGACAACAAGACTCGTGCCGTCCGTCGTCATGAAATAGCCGTCAACCCACACCACATCTAGGGCTTGGCCGAGGTCGGGGTCCGTCACTTGCGTAAGTGTGCCGTTCCAGTAGTAAAGGCGCGTCCCCGAATTGATTGCCAGCCGGTCAAACGAGTAGTCAAACACCACTTGTGCACCCGGCCCAACGTCGCCCAGTTCTTCCACGATGTCGCCGGCCGTGATCCGCACCAGCTTTGTCCCCATCACGCGGTAATGGGAGCCGCGCCAGTTGATGCCGCCTCGATCAAGCCCCGGCCCGGTCCCTTTGGAAATCAAGCCATCCCCCGGGCGCAGGTATGCGTTTGATACCCCGGTGTTTTTCGACACGGGGATCCAGTTGACGGGGTACGAACTTAACGCGTCCGGCCCGCCGTCGGTGTAGATGCCCTGGAGGATGGAGACTTGCATGTCACGCGATGCAGTACCACGATGAGGTCTGCGCAAGGTAGCGCAAGCGGAACTTGTCCTCTGCCCCCAGGGTCGAGGGCTCGCCGTAGATCGCCACCGCGCCGTTCAGGCCAATTGTCAAGGCGGTTATCTGCTGTGTGGTGGTGATCAGAATTTCAGTCCCATCCGTCGGGGACAGCGGCAGCGTGATTGTGCCCGTTGCAAGCGTCCCAGCGGGTTGAATGCACACCCATTGAGAGACATTGTTCAGGGAGATTGAAAACCCGGTGCCGGGCGTGAACAGGTTCACCGCGAAGTCGGGGTGAACATACTGCTGCTGAAAGAACGTGAGAAGCGCCCCGACGGGAAGGCGGCGCGCATCCCCGTTTTCGGGGCTGTAGACGGCCAGTTGCAGGCCGGTGTTTACCGTGTCTTGCAGGGCCAGGCGGTTGATTGTTGACATGGTTTATTCCAGTTCAAGATTGCCATCAGGTCCGACCTGAACAGCGTTGTCTTTGCCGTACCAAAACGGCCCGTTGTTGCGCCAGTATTTGTTGCCAGCGCCGGCCGGCATCATGGCAGGGAGGTGCATTTCAGGCGGGACGGCTGCGATGTTCAGTAGGACTTGATAGCCCGCCCTTGCGGTGGCTTTCGTGTCGGGGCTTACCGCCTTGCCGTAGCTCGGAGCCAGGCGAATAGCCAGGTTTGCCCGGATGGCTTCGTTGGCAGAGTCGGGGACATTTGACGGCGCATCGATGTCGGAAAACTGCGGGCTTCCGGGGATGGGATACCCCAACCGGATGCCAAGGTAGTTCCACGTTGCCATCATGGAATCGAGCTTCCACACGGCTTTTTCGATTGCATCCGGAGGGAGTGAGTAGGCGTAGGAAGCGAGCCCGAGGTCGTCGAAAGCCTCATTGATGAATTGCCGCTTGCTGTAGCCCATGGTTCACCCCTTGTTGAGTTCGGTCAGAAGGCGCGCATCAGACCAGCGCTTATCGACCTTGAGGCCAATTTTTTCGGCCTGCTGGATCATCTCGTCGCGTGTGGGTGCCGGCTCTTTCTCTACCTCTTTTTCGGGCGCCTTCACCTCTTTTGGCGGCACCAGTCCGGCCGCTTCCTCCAGCGTGTCAAACCATCCGTCTTGAGGGCCGTCAAAGTCCCGCTGATCGTAGGAAAACCCGCGCGTCGGGTGAATCAGCGGGCCGGGGTGTCGATACAGAATCATGGTGTTTCCAGATGGAGGGCAGGGGCCGGAGCCCCCGCCTTGCCTCACGTTACGGCACCTGGTTGAACAGCAGGATGCCGGCCATTTCGGGCTGGGTCATGACCACGCCGAACAGGATGTCAAGCGTGTAGAGGGTCTGGAAGGTCGAGTTGTCGAACTTCTTGCCCATCACCACCTCGAAGCCTTGGTCGGTCGTCCCGCGCTGGATCGCCACGCCTTGGTCCGTCGGGATGGCGTAGCGGCCCGGCAGGATTTCGAGCGCGTCACGGTGGAAGAACGGGTTGATGTCCGCCGCATCGACCGACAGCCAGGTGATGGCTGCCGTTGCCGAGGTGGAGGCGACCTCAATGTTCTTGTAGTCCTTTTCGGCATCGGTCGGGCTGGAGTTCGCGCCGATCATCGGAGGGCTGATCGTCATCGTGGTACTGGAGTCGATGGAAATCACGCGGAACGTCTTCGGCTGGCCGGTCGAACGCTTGGTGATCAGATGCACCGCCTCGATGCCTGCGATGGTGAAGCACGCACCAGCCGTCACGCCCGTGGTCGTCGAAACCGTCACTTGCTGGTAGCGGTTGTCCACGTTGATCTGCCCGCCCACCGACGTAGAGGTCGCACGCGGCACGTACCGAACCTGCGCGCCGTTGGTGGCGATGGTCACGGTTGCCGAGGTGGCCGCGATGCGGTTAGCGTAGTCCAGCTTGTGGGTGGTGAAGCCCGACACGGGGCCGACCAGACCGCGTTCGTAGGCTTGATCCGACTTCGCGTTGCCGAACGTGCGGGTAGCGATGGCCAGGTTGTTCGCCATGCCGTTGTACGAGGCGGACGACAGGAACAGATGCCGGTTGTCCGACATGATGCCCGTCTGGTTCATCAGCGTGTCGCACTGGGCCACATCGTCATACGTGCCCGGGGCGCCGGTTCGCGTCACCACCAGCGTGCCTTGGTTGGCTGCCACGTCCATCGCAGCCAGGTTCACATCGGTTGCCAGGCGCTGGTACGCGGCTTCACCCAAGCGGCCTTCTTGCAAAGCGTCACGGAGTTCGAGCGCGTCCATCTGCCAGGTGACGTTTTTCTTGAACCCGAGCGTCGAGGGAACCGAAAGCTGCGTCCCTGCCGATGCGGTCACCGCAGTACCCACGGTGCGGTCTTGCGAGCGCATGACGTAGGGCATCGGGCGCCAGATGGTGTCATTGGTGCGGGCCATGTCGGTTCCGTTGGTGCGGTAGACCTTCGCGGCGCGAGAAAGAACGAGGGCGTCATTGAAGCCCATCAGAACCTGATCGAATGCGACCAGTTCTTCTTTTGAAAAGGCGTTTGCCATGATTTTTCCTTACGAGGATTTGCGCTTCTGCATCATGTAGGCGACAACCTTTGTGCGGTCGCCAGTCTTTTCAGCTTCTGCGCGGAGTTTTTCAAGGGTGGAGTCAACAACACCCGAAACCCGAGCGGTTCCGGACACTGCTTTTTCCGGTGGTGGAGTGGTTTTCTTCGCGTTCACTTTCAACTCTCTTTCAAGGTCGGCAATTGCAACCGCGAATTTCACGGGCGATTTGATGGCGGCCAGTTCTTTGGCCTTTTCCGGGTGCGTTCCGAGCGCGTAAACAACCGTCGCTGCATTCTTGGCACCTTCAAGGATGATGCCCAGTTGCGCGACGTTCATCACTTCCTGCAAGGCGGCTTCAGCTTCCTCGAAATCCTTCACGGGCAGTGCCTGTTTGGCCTCTCCGTAGCCCTTCAGCGTTTGCTGCCAAGCGTCGGCTTGCGCCTTCTCGGCTGCTTTTCGCTGCTCGGCTGCTGCTTCGGCTTTTCGCCGGGCCTCGTGCCACTGGAGTAACGCCGACTCATAAGCATCGGCGTCGAAATCGTGGTCTTCAAGGCTCGGTTTCTTTCCGAGTTCCAGCGGCTTTTCCACTGGTTGCAGCTTGGCTTCGAGTTCTTTGATGCGCCGGGCTTTTTCCCGGTTCTCGCGCCGCAGTTCTTGCACCCATTTAGGCGCACGCTCTTCTTCCTGAGGTGGCGATTCCTCTCCGATGGTGACCGTGACTTCTTCGGGCTCTACGGACGGCTGCTCGCCTTCCGCTGGCCGTTCTTCCGGCTGCGCTTCTGGCGCTCCCTGTTGAACTTCCTCGCTCGGTTCGATCACTTCACCTTCGGTTTCTGCCGTTTGATCCATCTCTCTGCCCATAGACTCACCCTTGTTTAGCGCTGGGTGGAAGGCGCTTCGACAACAGCGCCGGAACCGGGCATGGCTGCTTGGTCAAGCACCATTCCACCAAGTTCAGACGCCATCCTCATTGCGTGGTCTTGCGAATCGATGTCCACATTCGCAAGGGTTTCGACTGTTTTTGCCCTGGACAGCTCCGAGTCTGCGATGGTCTTCACCACCGTTGCCCGTGCCTGGCTGGCCTTCGCCGTGGCCTCCTCCGCTGCCGCTTGCAAGAACACCGCATTCGGGTCCGGCTGCTTCGGCTCTGCGGCCAGCGCCTTCGCTTCGTCCTCGGTCGGCTTGATGGCGCCCATCTTGATCAGCTTGCGACGGTAGAAGTCGGCCAGGTCTTTGGTGCCTTCGCCTTCGATGTTCGCCATGATGGTGGCGGTAAGAACGGTCTGCGTTTCCGGGTCAGCCGTCATTGCCAGCATGTTTGTCAGGCTGCGCACCGTTGCCTGTCTCTTGCTCTGCGAAGTCGGCCCGATATCGGTCACCACGTCCATCATCGCAGTGGACATGTCGAGTCGTTTCCTTACCGCTCCGCCTTTGTCTTTCAGTGGTTCAAGCAGCTCAATAGACCCCATCGCGCCATCGGCTGCGACGGTCTTCATCTTGCGGCCCTCGTCGGTATAGAGGTCTTTCGCCATCGACAACCACACCTCGCCGCAGCGCTTCAGGGCCTTGGCGAAGTTCGAGACGTAAATGTACGTCTGCATGTCCAGCCGTTCCTGGATCATCTCCACCGTCTTGCTGGCGATGTTGCTCACCATCTTGTCGCCCTGCTCGGCATTCCCGAGCAAGTCGCGCATGTCCTGGTCGGTCAGTTGGACGAGGGCGGCGAGCGATGGCGGAATCTGAGCGGGTTGCGTGTACTGGATCGGTGCGCCGTACACCGGCTGGCCGTTGGCGTCCGTCAGCGGGTTGCGCAACAGGTACGGATTGTTCTTTACGTTGTCCTCTGCCCACATCACCTGATGGCCGGCGACCTCCTCCGGGTGCAGTATCGGCTTTTGCATCGGTGTGAGCGCGGACAGCTCGGCGAGCAGGCTTTTCTGCATGTTGCTCAAGCGCTGCGCATCCATCGGCAGCCTCACCTGGCCCATGCACCGCTCTACGTTGTCAACCACCCAGCGCTTCCCGAACGTCATGATGACGGGAATGCACTTGCCAGCGATCACGCCGCAGTCTTCAAGCAACCGGCCGCCAGACCGGATGTATTTGTGGACCTCCCGTGTCTTGAACTGCTTTTCACCGACGCGACGGCTGCCCATTGCCTCGATTCGGCGCTGTAGGTCCGGGTCGTTTTCAAAGTCTGTTTTGGTGTAGATTCGCTTTTTGCTATCGACACCGACGTATTGATAGGCTGTTTCCCATCGCTCTTTGATCTTGTAGTGCTCGGCGACGTACACGACATCGGGCGTTGCCCAGTCGAAATAGCTTTGGGTGATTTCCTGCGGCCAGGTCGCCGGGTCGTCGTTGTACTCATTGATGTACGCCTGACGGGCCATCGGCGTCAGGACGAAACACTCTTTCGCATCGGCCTTGTCTTGCCGCTTGCAATTGAGGCCGAAGAACACGCACGAATCGGCGTCAAAGATCGGCTCCCATGCGATGCGCTGGTAATCGTTGAACGGGTCTTCGTCGTCTTCGTAACGGGCTCGCAGGCGCCATGCACCGATGCCGCCACCGACAGCCTCCTCAAAGGCGTTGTCGTAGGCTTCCTGCGCGTTGCTGTCCTGTTCGTCGGCCCGAAAAAGGGCGGTCAGGTCGTCGGCCAGGTCTTCATCACCGGACCGGCTCAGGAAGTCGCACGTGATCCGGTTGTTCCGGTACTCGTTGATGATCCGGATGATGGCCAGGTGAATCTTATTGACTTCAAACCGAGGCTTTGAGGCGAACTGATCTTGCAGCGGGCCTTCCCACTGAGCCCCGGCAATCGAGTAAAAGCGGCGGTCCTTGAGGCATTGCAGCCGCTCATCGCGGACAGCGGCTTGAATCGCTGCGAATGTCGCCAGCGCTTCGGCCTGCTCGTCGATCTGCTTTTGCGTGAGTTCCACTGTCGGGCGTCCTTTCCCGATAGTGTACACCTATCAATAGTGCTTGCCTATCGCCAGTGGTGAACCGTTGGCATGGGGGTTACTTCGACGCGCGGCGCTGCTGCTGCGGCTCTGCGGGCGCCTTCGCATGCGTACCTGAGCGCATCAATGACGTGGTTGTCGGTGTCGGCAAGTTCAGGTAGCACCGCATCGGTCAGCTTGTCCACCTTGTAGCTGTAGTGCGTGAGTTCGTCGATGGTGTGCAGGCACCGAGGATGCACGATGATGTCAAACGACTGCAGCCACGCGACGCCATCCTCAACGCTTTTCGCACCCTTCACGGCCGGCATGATCTTAGGGAAGCCATTTTTCCGCATGTGCGAGATTGTCTCCGGGCGCGCTGAGTCGGCGACAATTGGCCAGCGCTCCGACTCTGGCACGGTCTGGAACAGGCTTGGCGTGTCGCTGATCTCGCACCCGATCTGATACGCCTCGTGGTCAATGTAGAGCTTGCGGCCGATGATGTGACAGCGGACAAGCACGGTCGGGTCAACAGAAAAGCCCCAGTCGGCACCGAGCCTGTGAACTGCATCGGCGGGCGCCTCAAATTCCTGAATCGACCAGTTCCGGAACACCTTCGCATCGCTGCGCTGAAGGTATTTCCCCTCCCAGACATGGGCGTATTTGTCCGGGTCGCGCTTCCGGTCGTACTCCATCTCGACGCGGAGCACGTCCGGGAAAAGCGGGTTGTCGCGCCAGTTGACCTCGACCACCGCCGTACCTGGTGGCGGGTCTTCGCCTCTCAACAGCGCATCAATCGGGTCTGTTGCCGCTCGCGGGTTCCAGCTTGCCCATATCTGGCTCCCGTCCTTTCGGATGGTCGGTCGAAGCAGGTCAAGGCTGCGCTGACTCAGGCTCTGGGCTTCCTCGATCCACGCGCAATCGTAGCCCTCCAGCGACTTGATCGATTCGGCCGTGTGGTCTTGCATGCCCTGGTAGATGACCAGCGAGCCATTCGGGCCGATGGTCCTGGCCTGCTGGCAATCAAAAAGCGGGCCAACTTTGAGGTCCTGAATCTTGGACTCGATCAGCTTTTTGACCGACTGGTCGAGGGTCTTTTGCACCTCACGCACACAGACAAGATGGAATTGTCCGCAAAGCATTCGCTCCACGGCCATCTCTGCGAAAAAGTGTGATTTCCCGGAACCGCGCCCGCCATGCGCGCCCAGGTAGCGCAGCTTCTCGGACAGCAGCGGCTTGAATACGCGGGGGGTCTGAAGATCAATCTCCATTCTTCGGGTCGATGATCGTCCGCTTGACCATCGTTACCGCCAGCGGGTTTTTCTCGTCCCCCGCCAGTTCAAGCCGGTCGCCGTAGCGTTTCGGATCCCACTTCGCAAGCAGCTTGAGGCGTGTTTCGATCTGGAGCTTTCTGTGCCCCAGCATATCGCCTCGCTTGACCTTTGTCTTCCCGTCGTCGGTTTCCTCGAACTCTTCGCCAATCAGCGGCGTGTTTGCGATCTGCAGGCACTCTGCGGCAAGGCGGTCGAAGCCATCAATCCGCGCGCGCGCGATGGCGTGGGAAAATTTCTCATCTTTCTCTTGCCAGTCTCTCACCACGCCGTCGCTAGGCATATGCTCATCCCGGCATATCTGCGCCAGCGGTTCACCCGTGCTCAGTCTCTCGCATATCTCTGCTGCGAGTTCTGGCGTGTACTTTGAGGGCCTTCCGCGTTTACCGGTTTTCGTGCTCATGCCGTCATGATAGCGCTTCTCGGCGGGGCCGGCAGCGGCATCCAGTGCGTGATGTGCAGCCTTTCGTCGTACCACATGCCGCCAGAATAAAAGCGGCCATCCGGCTGACCGGTCCTCGTGTCGTGGCACCGACTGCCAACCACAATCTCTTTGTGAAACGGTCTAGCCTCATGGTCAACCGGGCGCCATACAGCCAGAATCGCCTTGGCTACAGGCGCCGTCTCGATTGGATGCCACGCGCTCAAATCAGTCCCGCAATGGATGGGCAGTTCTGTACTCATAGTCACCTTTCGGTCGGTTCTTGTGCTCCGCACAGCTTCGCGTTAGGCCCCAAGGCCCCGGGCGCGATCTAGGGCGGCGCGCATGCGCTGGCGGAATGGGTGCCCTCGGTCTTTGCCGTCGTTCGTGGTGATGTCTGTCGTAAACCATGCCTCGATGCCCGCGTCGATCTGCTCATCAGTCAGCGCAGGCGCAAACCACGCAGCAGCAATGATGTTGATGAAGTCGGGCAAGTAGTCCACGCGGATGAAGTGCCCGCCTTCCCACGGCCCATCGTCTTTGCTGGGCTTTGGCCTGTTGAACAGGTTCAGCGCGTCCAGCACATCAGCCAGCGTCACGGGCTCCACCAGGGGCCTAACAGGCGGCTCAACCGGACCCGCCACGGCGGGCTGCGTTGTCTCATTCATCGTGCATCCTTTGCGCCGTTTCGGGCGCGGTTAACCTGGCGTTTGCCGATGTTGCTTTTACGTAACATGCGTATTTCATGCTGTACCTTTTTTGATTCCCATCGCCTGCTTTGCCAGCGCCCGCGTCTTTGCGATGCGTTTGACCACATTGTGCGCAGCCTGATCGCTGATCCCTGCCGCCCGTGCTGCGACTGGCCGGGGGAGGTTGTCCACCAGCATCAGCTCGGCGAATCTGTAGCTTGCGCATCTTGGCTTGATGCGTGTGAGCGCGGCCAGGGCGGCGAATTGTTCGGGTGTCATGTCTTGGCTTCGCTCATAGCCACTTTTCCCATCGCTTACCGCTGAAGTTCCAACCGCACATCTTCATAAGCGCCCAATACGCGCTTTCTGGTGTCGCAGCCGCAGCCGTGTAAAACGTGAACCCCGGCGGGGATGCGCACCATCTGCCATCTGGCAGCTTGCGCAGGCGTGGCTTAAAGGGCGATAGGCGACCCGCTTGATTGCTCACGCGCACACTACCTTGTAGCCAGCGGCGCGCAGTTGCTTGGCGGCGAACAGAGCAATTTCGGCTCGCTCGCCGTTCACTTCAGCGCGAACCATCTTCATGCCTGTTGGGTACACAACATTTGTGAAGGTGGCGCCCTTGGCGGACAGGCGGCAAAAGTACATCGCGGCTTCTTTGTTCCAGCGGGCGATGGTGAAGGCGACTTCGCGGCGGGTTGTGATATTCAGGTTGCTCATGTTGCTTGCTCCGGTTGGTGTGTCGATGGGTGTATTCTACACCGCATTTAGTTTAGCGCAAGCTCTTTTTATTTGTTGACTGCTTTGTAGGGGCTTTGACATACACCACGTCACGCGCCTCGCAGTCGCCACCAAATGCAGCCGCTGCCGCGTAATCGATCGCGTGCGCGCACTCCATCTCCTTGTACAGCGCGCAGTGCCCGCACACACCGTCAGGGCTGTCTCCGGCTTCTGGTGCTGGGGCTTCCACGTAATCGACGTGGTTGATTCGCATCGTCTTTGGCGTCGTCTGGCTCATGCAATCTTCCTTCTTTGTGTGCGGCCCGAATGTCGTCTTCGCTGTGCCCATGCGACACCCAATCCTTCAGCAACGCCCGGCGCCTCTCTGCTACCTCGCCGGGTGGTCTTCCGAGCCTGCCGATCAGCTTGATCGCCCTGGCACCGCAGTACATGCACAGTGGGTCGAATAGCCGATGGTCTGGGGCTTCGCGGGAGGCTTTGCAGCATTCACAGGTCATTACGCTTCAAGACCCGCTTTCGCTCTTTTCATCTCCTTAAACCTTTGCCATGCAGCGCTTTTTGGCTGTGTTTGCCCAAGCCCCTTGCACCAGTAATCATTGCGCAAAATGCACTTGGCCATGCGCCTCCAGCTAGGTGCCCACTGCTTCGCTTCAAGTTGAGGAGGAGCCACATCAGGTATAAGGCTATACCCGCGCCGATGCCAACCAACGATGAATTTGCGGAATCTGGCCGCGTAGTGGTCTCTTGTTTTTGGCGGAAGCGTCCGAAGCAGCATGTTCGTAAAAGTTTCCCACGTATGCCCTGGCGGCAACGTCACCTTGTCATATCCGTTGATGTTGCCCGTTTCGTTGATGTAAAGAGCCCCGCTGTTTGCGCCATTCACGCGGGCAACCAACTTGAACCATGTTTCAGGTTCAAGGATGTGATACAGCCACAAGCCTTTTCGTTGATCGTCGCCAAATGGTTGACACAGGCGCTGATCTGACAGAGGTACACCGGCCATTTGCATCATGTCGTATGTGCGATTGTGCGGCTTATCTGGGTGCGCAGCATGGAACCTCCATATGTCCTCTGTGAGCCAGTCATAGATTGGGTAGACGTTGTACACATCGTCAATGATTTTGGTTGTCCAACGCCATCCCTTGATCATCAGGTCTTTTTTCTCCCATGTTGCGATTGCACAATAACGGTGAAGACTTTCTTGTGCGCGAATCCCGATGAAGCCAGCCGTTTTTTTTTCTTGGCCATACCAACGACCGAACATGGTAATGAACTCTTCAAACTCTATTCCGTCATCCATCTTGTCCATGATGAACGGGTAGTCTTCCACGCCCTTTGCGAAGGCTGGCTTCTCCCTGATCCAGTCTGCCTTTTTTGACGGGTCCCATGCGATCCACTGAGGCTCATAGTTCGTCAATGCATTCCGCAACCGCATCGGAACACATATCCAGTGCGGATCGATGTGATCCTTGTA